GCGGACGTTCCGCTGGGGACGGTGGGGAACCTAATGACACTCACGAATCTCGGCCACGATCCACTCCGCGATGACTATAAGTTCGATCCTGATTGGGAAAGGATGTACTTCAAGCAAGTAAAGGAGGAGACAGGACTTCGTTCCCGCCAGCAGGACGCGCTAGTCGTGCTCGCCGCGCTTGATCGCTTGGCCGACCTCGCGCGGCTGTGCGCGGAGCAAGACGACTTACTTCGGAGGCTCTCTGAGTGGGACGTGCTGAATCTTGCGCCCGGTAGTGGCGATGACGGCCCATATTGGCAGGGAGAGATCGCAAAGGTGCGCGCCAAGCTCACGGAGCTGGAGGCGCCGAAGTGACCGCCAGCGACTTGCTGCTCGCCCTTCTCAAAGCCCGCGACGAACGCGACTCCTTCGAGCGTGCCTGCGGCTGGCTCGTCCTGGCCTACCACGCGGATATGCCCCGCGAGACGTGGATCGCGCACGGGCCGTTCCAGGAGGTGCCCGCCGCGCTCGCCTACGCCCACGAGCGCGCGGCTGACATGGAGCGGTCAGGGGGCGAGGGGTTTCACTTCGATGTGCTGCCGCTGATGCCCTATGAGCCGTAACGTAATGGAGAGGCTCATGACCCCTGCGGACGACAGCCTCTCCTGGAACGACCTTAGCGGACGCAGCGACCCGGCGCAGCGGTTCCGCATCTACTGTCGAGACCACGCGGGGGTCCTGAGCCTGGTCGCCACCTGCGGTACGCCCGAGGCCCTCGGGGTCGCCATCGTCACCCTCGGCCGCGAGCACGAGTTCGAAGACTGCGCGCTCGGGATCCTGGACGTGCTCGGAGAGAAGGGCGAGCGCTGGATCCTGCGGCCGTGGGAGGCATCCGCGAAGAACATCTCGGACGCTGGGCGCACGCTGAGAACGGCACGCAAACTCTAGAGAGGAGAGAGATGCTCACAATAGGAGACATCGAGACACTGAACGCAGCGCGAAAGCTGCTTGACGGACTCATGAAGGAAAGCTGGAGTCTTCGCTGGGAATCCACCGGCTCCGTGGACGCGTTCGACTACGGCAAGCTGCACGAGACCGCCGAGGCGGCGCGGGATGCCATCTTCAACATGCTCAACACCGCCCGCGCCTATTGCGACGTCGAGATCACGGACGATCAGATGCATATGCGCGAGGAGGCCGAGGTCGATGCCTGACACGCTGGAAGTATTCGGCCTCTGCACCGCAGCGAATGTGCGCGATGCGGCCTGGATCCACGACCAGATCATTCAAGGTCAGGAGGCCGAGATCAACCGGCTACATGAGGAACTCACCGAGGCGAGCGCAAGAGAGGCCCGAGCAGGCCATCGCCTCATGTGGTTGCTTGGAGAGGAAAACGATGTCTAAGCCCTGGCTAGAAGCAGACACGATCCGCTTCGGCGAGGAGGAGGCAATCAGGATGCACGCGCTCGGCACGGAGAAGCCCGAGCCCGTCGTGCTCCAGACATACACGCTGCAACTGCTCGGGCCTCGCTCGACAGCGTGGCCCTATGTCGTCCTCCCCGATGTCTTCCTACGCGAGACCGAGGAGAACCTGACCGATCTTCTGCCCGAGAGCTACAGCGTCAAGATCAAGGAGTGGAACGCATGAGCGCGACAATCGTCGGCACCTGCGCCGGCATTACCGAGAAGCCGACCGGCTGGACGGAGTTCGAGATCACCGTACCCGGCAAGCAATACCCGGTCAAGCTCGCGACGAAGGAGCAGCCGCTCGTCGAGCTAGCGCGCGCAACTCACGGCAGCGTCGCCACCTGGACGTACAACGAGGTCGAGTCGGAGAAGATCAACGAGCACACGGGCAAGCCATACATCAACCGCTACTTGGAAGGCGTCACGGCGGGCGCTGTGGAAACTCCCGGCGCACCGGAGGCCCACCACCAAGCCGTCCACTTCGCAGACAAGGATCGCGCGATCACCCGCATGGCCTGTCTCAAGGCGGCTGCGACGATCATCGCAGGCCGGACAACCGGCATTGAGGATCCTGCCCTTGAGACGATGAAGACAGCGCAGCGCTTCGAGACCTGGGTCTACCGGGACATCGACGAAGTCCCTTTTTCTAGCCCGCCCCTCTCCGAGCACGACCAGGGGATCCCCTTCGGTGAGTAGCTTCGCGCATCCCGAGACGGGCGAGGTTCTCGCGACGGTCGAGGACTGGCAGGCCGCTCTACGTGCCCTCGAGGAACGCATGGCCCCACTCTTCCGAGTTCGCCGCACGCTCCGCGAGGAATACGCCGAGCGCTTCGAGCCCGTGCTGCCGGCGGCTCGCTACCGCTCCCCGACACAGGAGAAGGTCGCGCGCTGTCCCCGCTGCGGGCAGGAGCTCGCGCTGCCGGAGAACGAGCCATGAGCGCGGAGGACGCGCAGATCGTGCGGCAATACATCCTCGACGTAGCTCCCCAACCAGCACCGACACGGGAAGCCGCACTCACCAGCCTCGACCGTCTCGCCGCCCGCTTGCAGGAGGCTGAGGAGAGAGCTGATAGCAACAAGCTCATCGCGGACAACTGGCACGCATCACACTACGCTGAGAGAAAGGCCCGCCACGCCGCCGAAGCCCGCGAGACTGCGCTGCGGGAGGCGGCTACACGAATGCTGAAAGCACATCTTGAGGCCGAAGTTGGCGAAAAACGAGATGCCTGGCGCGCTCTGAACGCCGCCCTCGCCGCTGACCCAGAAAGCGAAGAGGCCCCCGAGTGAGGGGCCTCCCGCGAAACCTCTTGCGCTCGTCGCGCCACGAGGCTATCGTTGAACGGTGGGATTCAACGAAAGACAAGCGTAGCGCAAACCCCGGCCGGACACCGTGGGTGCGCGCCGGTCGGCGGCTTCCTCACGTCAGCAAGCCCGGCCTTTCCTGGGGTGAAGCGGTGAGGCGAAGCGGAGTCTCGAAATCGAAACCGCCGCGCCTCAGTGGGGTTAGTGCGGTTTCGAAAGGAAGGACGAAGCCATGAGCGACGAGGATTTCACTCAAGAACTGCGGAAGCTTGGCGCTCGTGAGTTCCAAGTTGTAGCTCTCTCCGCTGATCCTGAGCGCGCGCTGGCCGCTATCGAAGCAACGCGCAGCAAGGGCCATGTGGAGCACTTGATTGCGTATGCGCTCACTCTCTTCGATGATCCTGAGTGGCGACCTTCGGGAGAACGTCCGCGCCGCGCTACGAATCTCGCCGCGCCTGCCTCGACTTGCGCCACTTGCGGAGGGGATCGCTTTGTCGTTGTCGCAACCAGACCCGTCACCGCCTCTGTGTGGATGAAGGAGCACGGCATCGAGCCGCCCGAAGGAGCCGTGGAGGAGGAGTACGCGCCCTGCCCTGACTGCAATCCGCAGGACGTGAGTTTCTATCGTCATGACGGTTCGCGCTTCGTGACGCCGGACGTGGCGAAGGTGCGGGAACTGCTCGGGCGATGAAAGAAATCCTGCGTCAGTACGAACCTTGGCTCTGCGGAGAGGACGGCTACCCGTTTGCTTGGCATCGCTGCTCGTGCGGAGGAAGCGGCTACGTTGAGCGATCGTGGATTGAGCATTCGTTCGATGCACTCTGTCAGAACTGCGAGGGTGCAGGTTCAATCAAGGATCTGATCCGTGAGCAGGCGGACCATCGCTGCCAGCGCTGCGGACATCCTTATCGCAAGGGTGAGCACGGCAGCGGCGAGTGGTCACCGTGCGATGAGCGGTGCACGCACGGTGGGCCGGTACGCGATGAGTTCGGAGAGGTCTACAGCGGCCCGATCACCTCAATGTTCAAGCCGACGGCGTGGAAGGCTCAGTGGCGCATCCTCACCGTCCATCATCTCGACGAGGACAAGGCGAACTGTCGCTGGTGGAATCTCGCCGCACTCTGTCAGCGCTGTCATCTACGGATGCAGCGTGCGGTAGTCATGGATCGACCCTGGCACTACGAACACTCCGAGTGGTTCCAGCCCTACGCGGCGGGCTTCTACGCCTTCAAATATCTCGGCGAGGACCTGACTCGCGACGAGACGCTTGAGCGGCTGGACGAATTGCTCGCGCTGGAGCGCCGCTGGACACAGGATGCCCTCTTCGCTCGCGAATGACAAGATCCTCACTTGACAGCCGCCGTCGCCTGCTTACAGTCCGAAGTACTTTCTACCCTCGTGGGGAGGGGCATGGCCTACTGGGATTCACTCCGTCCGCAACCACCCGCCTGGGCGCTGGAGGCGGGCCTGCCCGCGCCACTCGAGGGCGAGAACTTCGTCCGTTACGTAACACGCCTCGGCCTGGACAGCGGCTATTTCTTCGAGGAGCTGACCGCGCAGACGGCCGAACTTGCCAATCTGCGCCTGGGCTCCTACCTCATCGACGCCATGCCGGATGCGTTCCGGGAGCACGTTCACGCGCTCTCCCTCCGCTATCTGAGCGACCACCGGCGAAGGGAGCTGGTCCTGATGGCGGAGAGACTGTGGCCGCGCTACCGTGATCGCCGCCGATGAGCCCGCTCGCGGTTAGAGCGTCACACAGGATCTATTGCGTCCGCAGTCCCGGCCTGCTCGTGTGGGCCGTGCTCCGTGAGGGTGTGTGGCACTGCTCGTGCTGCGGGCGTCTGTTACGGAACATAGTGTGGTGAGCCCCCGAAGACTAGACCTTCGGCTAGGTCGAACCTAGACCTTTGGGGGGCGAAATCGCCGGCCGAAGGTGGGAAGATGAAGGTATGGAGAAATCACCGCTGACAGTGCTCGCGGATCTCATGCCGCGCGACGAACCTGCAGTCTGTCCTGAGTGCGGTGGCAGGCTGACGACCTACGTCATCCTCCATGCCACGGTTCCGGTAGATGTGATGATCATGGACGGGGAACCTCGCCGCTTCATAACCGTAGGCACGATTCTAGATTCCAAAGCCACACTGGAGGAGCGTGTGGAAGTCGGCCCGCTACTGAACTCGGCTGACGAACTCCGCTGCTCGAAATGTGTCTACTGGCGGCGCGTCGGAGACCTGGGCCGGGACTATGAAGACAGCCGCCCGAAGGGAGCCGCCTCCCTGTGAGGGAATCCGCCCACACGAAGGGCAGGAGACTTTTGCAGGAGGGTCGCCTGCGCGTTCTCCGCATCGAGAAGACAGGCCTGATCGTGGCCGAGTGCCGGGGCGACTCGGGCGAGGTGTACGACCTCGGCTTCGACCCCGGCCCGCGTGAGTGGAGATGTACTTGCCTGGAGATGAAGGGGCGCTGCTCCCATCTAATTGCGATTCAGCTAGTTGTAACGGCCCCGGTCGCCGAGAGTGCGGTCGCGTGAGCGTCGCCGTCCTTGAGCCGATCGGCTTCGAGCTGCTGGCCGAACTCGCACGCAACGGCGCCATTTCCTCCACCGGCCTGCACCTGGACGATCCGAAGATTTCACGCGAGCGTGCGGAGGCCATCGGCGTCTTGCTCGGGCGTATGCACGAGGCCGTCCGCTTCGCCATCGGAGACTGGCTCCTGCTCGTCGAGGCGCTCTTTCCCGTGGAGTGGTCGCAGATGAGCGAGGTGCTGGGGCTCTCGGAGGAGGGCCGGCGGGAGTTCATGCGCGTGTCCGAGCGTGTGCCCCGCTCGACGCGGCGAGCGTCATTGAGCTGGAGTCATCATCGTGCCGTGGCCGCGCTCCCCCCCGCCGAGCAGAAGGCTTGGCTCAAGCGGGCGGCGGCGGAGGACCTGAGCCACGCGGCGTTACGTGACGCGCTGCGGGAGGGCGAGCCTGCCACGGCGCTGACTCATTGTCGATGCTGCGGGAAGGAACTGTGACACCGTACTTCGCCGATGCCGACCTGATTCTCTACTGCGGCGATGCGGCCGAAGTCCTGCGTGAGCTGCCGAACCGCTCGGTCCACATGGCCTGCACGTCGCCGCCGTTCTTCGGGCTCCGCGACTACGGCACGGAAGGACAGATCGGCCTCGAATCCTCCCCCGACGCCTGGGCCGCTCGCCTCGTGGACGTGTTCCGGGAAGTGCGGCGCGTGCTGCGGGACGAGGGGACGCTGTGGGTGGAGTGCGGGGATAGCTACGCGGCGAATGTCGGCGGGCACGGGCGCGAGACGGGCATGCCGAACGCCTGGAAAGGCAAGGGCGGCGTTACCCCGGTGGCGCATCCCACGAAGCCGAAGGATCTAGTCGGTCAGCCCTGGCTCCTCGCCTTCGCCCTCCGCGCCGACGGCTGGTACCTGCGCTCCTGCATCGTGTGGTCGAAGTCGAACGCGATGCCGGAGTCGGTGACGGATCGGCCGACAACGGCGCACTCCTACGTGTTCCTGCTCTCAAAGAAGCCGAGGTACTTCTACGACACTGAGGCGCTGCGGGAGCCGAGCATCACGAACGATCCACGACGTCCGTACACAAGCGGCGGAGCGTGGGAGATGGACGGTAGACCGGAGGCGCAGCGACACGGAGGAGAGAAGCGCAACGGCGCTGACTTCTCTAGTAAGAACGCCCGCTCCGTCTGGACCATCCCCACCGAGCCCAACGCTCTCGCCATCTGCCGCGTGTGCGACGCCTACTGGCAGGGCGGGGCATCGAGGGAGCACTGTGGAGAGCCGGTGGTACAGCACTTTGCGGCCTTTCCTCGCGAGCTCGTGCGGCGGATGATCCTGGCGGGGACGTCGGAGCGAGGGGTGTGCGTGGAGTGTGGGGCGCCGTGGGTGCGGGAGGTTGAGCGGGAACGACAACTTGACGGTGAGCTCTACACAAACACAGAGTCTTGGTCAGACGGCAATCAAAAGATCGGCGCGCAAGGTGTTGGGCACTGGCGTTTCCAAACTGTTACACAGACCCTCGGCTGGCACCCCTCCTGCGAGTGCGGCGCTGGTTACGTTTCCGCGACGGTCCTCGATTGTTTCGCGGGCAGTGGAACGACCTTGCTCGTCGCCCGCCAGCTCGGACGGCACGCGATCGGGGTGGAGTTGAACGAGCGCTACTGCGCGATGACACGGGCGCGACTGGCGCAACTGAGCCTGCTGGCGGAAGCATGAAGCGCACCTGTGCCGATTGTGGCCTGCCGCTGCTCGTCAAAGACACGGCCCGCGAGCACCACGACTGGCGCACGGGCGAGACGAGCTACCGCTGCCGCGAGTGCGCGGCGGCCCGCGTCTGGCTCCTGATCGAGCGGACGAGGGATGCCCTCGGACTTCAAGCGCGGCCCTAGGCTGCGTGATCCGGCGGCCCTCGCCCGCTTCCGGCTGGTCAACTTGGGGGAGCCGTGCGAACGCTGTGAGCGGCGGCCGGGGGTGGAGGTTCACCACCGCAACTTCCGCTCGCGGGGCGGGGATGACGTGCCGGAGAACTTCGCTTGGCTCTGCCGGCCGTGCCATGACGAGGCGCATCATCTGTGACATCCGACTCGAATCGGTACCGTTCCGTAACAGGTGGCAATTCATGGCACATACCGCCGTCTACAGCACCCGCGCTTGGCGCGAACTTCCGCGCGACTACTGCGCCGTTGAACTCCTGCTAGGCGTGGCCGCCGGGCCGTGCACCGGGCTCATCCACCGCCACCACGTCAATCCTGATGATCCTCACTCGCGAACCGTGAGTTGCTGTGCCGGACATCACTCGCGGCTGCATGTCGTAGTGCGGATGCTCGAGCGGGGCCGACGACGGGCTTGCCCTCATCCGCACCGGACGCGAGAATCGCGGGAGGCGTGTGAGAGGAAACTCAACAGGACGACATAAGTGCCGAACCGGATCCCGAACCTGAGCGCGACCACACGCGAGCGCGAGGAAATCTCCAGGGACGCCGCACCCGTGGTCGCCCGCTGTCTGCACTGTCCAGGCTGGATCTTCCGGGGAACGGCGTTAGAAGCGCGCTCAGAGGCGCAGCGGCACCGTCTGGAGCATCATCCGGAACTCAGGCCGCGCCGCCGTCGTTCCTCGCGTGGGCTCGGCGGCTGGACGTCCTACCTGCATCCCGAGGACGAGGCCGAGCTGCGTGCCGAGCGCCAGCGGCGGATGCGCCTGCTCGGGCTTGAAATGGACGGGTAATCGGCATAGACTGTATTCACTCCAGCTCAGAAGCGGAGTGTTTCTCCCCTCTTGGCAAGACGGCCCTCCCCAGGGGCCGTCTTGTTTTAGGCGGCAGGCTTGTTCAGGTTCGGCACGATGTAGACAAGCGAGAACGTGCCCACGAATGCGCCAGCAGCTACCAGCCATTCGTTCGTCGAGATGGCGGAGCCGTCCACCGTGGCCGAGACGAGTGAGGCGATACCCGCCCCCACGCCTGCGATCACGGCCTTGAGCGCCGCACTGACAAGAGCAATCATGTTCCCTCCTTTCTCATGGCAGTCCCTTTACGGGTGGCGAGCAGCGCGCATCGTGCTCACGCATGATGACGGCGAAGTGTGCGGCGAAGTGTGCGGCGTCCGGGCCATCTTGTTCCAGCCGGACTGCGATCGAGTCGCACACGAAGTCGATGAGCAGGTCGCGTTCCTGCGAGGTCGCGTGCCGAGTCTGAAGCCCGATCCCGAGCGCGAGGGCCAGGTAGCCGATGGCGGCGTAAATGCGCCAGTCGGAGAGGAAGCGCCTCAGCTTAGCCATTGCCAGAGCGCTCCGATGCTGAGCACGATGCACAGGTAGGTGAAGCTGAAGGGATAGCGGCGGATCATTCTCGTCGCTCCAAACGCGCCAGAACCGGCACCCCCAAGAGGCCAAAGGCGGCTGCGACGATCAGTTCGCGCGGCTCGTCGGAGAGCGTCTCGTGGACGAGCAGAAAGCACCCGAGCACGACGAGGATCACGTCTCGCAGAATCTTCCAGTCGGTGCTCATGCTCAGCCATCACGGATGCGAGCCATCAGCGGGCTTCCTTTCAGGCGAATCGAAGGGGACGGCATCATCGGCGGACCAGATCCCCGATGTAACGACGGATGGAATGCAGGTCGTTCCGGTAGTCAATGCGGCGGAAGACCGGGCCCGGCTCGGAGCCGAAGGTGAAGATCGCGCCCTGCCCGTCCATGACCATCGCCACGTGCGTCGGCGCTCCCGCCGGAAAGCCAGGCCGAGCCGAGGATGAGCCGTAGAAGACGAGGTCGAGGGGCTGAATCCGGTTGCGCGTTACGTGACGGCCATGAGCTAGGAGGGTGCCCGTGTACCCGTAGCCGTCGTAGCCGCGCCCGTTAGGATCTCTCAGGCCCGCCGCGTGGTAGATGATCGTCACCGAGCTCGAGCAATCGGCATGGCGAGGAATGTCCCCGAGCCCACCGAGCTGCATCGGCCGCGAGAGGATCTGTGAGTAGTTGATCCGGTCGGCCGCCTGCACGAGCTTGCGCGCGTAGGCCCGCGCGGCGATGACCCTAGGCGTCAGCTGGAAGGATGACAAGGGACTCCTCCTCGTCCGGTTCCTCGTCGGTGGCTAGCTCGTCTTCCGAGACGTCCTCGTCCTCGGGCTCGGCTTGCGGGGTAATCGGTTCATCGGTCAGGGGCATGGTTCCTCCTAGAAGAAGTCGAAGCGATACACCTGCGGCACGAATGCGGGAGGCTTGAGCGCGATGTGGTAGCCAGCCCATGCGGGGAGCGTAGTGCTGTTGGTGGCTGTCGTCGAGCCGAAGGCACCGGCCAAAGCCTTCTCCCCGGTCACGATCCCGATGCCTCCGCCGTTGCCGGTGATCGTGCCGTCGTCGAACTGCTCGGTCAGATTGGCGAGGTCCGCATTGGTCCATCCGCTGAACGTCGGACCAGCCACGTCATTCGAGTGCGAGCAGCCGCCGACCACGAGGCAATCGTCGATCGTGGTCGAGCCTCCTGTCAGGGTGATCGAGGTTCCGACGCCGGTGCTATCGGCGGTGATTAGGTTCCAGGGAACGCCGTTCGACTCACATCCCCGGAAGGCGAGCACGACCGCGAACACATGCTCCAGCCCCGAGACGTTGCCTACTCCTTTGGACTCGGGCGAGATGACGTCCCAGGGATCACCCGTCGCCACCACATCCCGAAAGCCGCAGATGACCGCGTACATGTGATCGGTCGCCGGCCCCGAGACGGTTGGGTCACCGTCTCCGCCAACCGCCCGCCGCCAGAACACCCGCCACTGGAAGCTCCCTCTGATGACGGGGGAGCCGGGCACTTCTGAATATCCGGAGACGGTGACCGGGTTGGGGCTGCTCTGCACGAAGAGCAGATGGATGTCGCCTGCTTGCCAGCCCGCGGGGAGGCCGGGCGTGGCATCCGCTCCAGCAGAGGAATCATCGGGCGCGCCCGCGGCGACGAAGGTCGGAAGCGATACGCCCGAAGGAGCAAGAGCGATCTGAAAGCCTCCCCAGTCCACGTCCGAGACGCTCGAGACAAGGGTTGTCTCACGGAAAACGCCTTCTGATGCCTTCTCGCCCGTCACCACGCCGAGGCCGCCCCCGGTCGCGATGCTCGTTCCGTTGTCAAACCGCTCCGTCACGTTCGCGAGATCAACGTTCGTCCAGCCGGAGAAGGTCGCCCCGGCCACATCTCTCCCGTGCCCGATCCCGCCCACGACGAGGCAGTTGTCCACCGTCGTGCGGGCTCCGTTCAGGTACAGACCATCGCCCACCGCGTGCGTGACCTCGCTCACCCCTGCCCGTCGCCAGAAGGTCGTCAGCCTCGTCGAAGTTCCGACTCCTGCCGTGGCAGCCTCCAGGTAACCCGCCGCGTTCACTTCATGGTCGTCCGTCTCCGCGTAGAGCAGGAGGATGTCATTCTCCTGCACGCCCGCAGGGACGCCCGGGGTGGCGCTTGCCGTCCCCGCCGCTGCCGCTCCCACCGCCACCAAGGTCGGGAGTGCCATCTAGCGCCACTCCAGCCATAGACCAAGTCCCTTCGCCCCCGTGCCCGCCACGTCTACATCGATCGCGATTCGATCGGCGATCGCCACGTCATCGTTCGCAGCATCAATGACAGGGGGTGTTGTGGCGGTGTAGGACGTGAACTGGCTGACGTTGATCGTGATACGGGTCGAGAGCATGTCCACGGCCTGAGTGATGTTGCGAAGCTGGATCGTGGGCAAGCCTGAGCTGGAGACGGTCGTGACGTAGGCGTCCGCGTCTACGAGAACCATTCCATCCATGTCGTCCGAGACCGCGAAGATGAACTTCCCGTCGCCCGTCTCCAAGACCTGCACGTCCGAGATGACCTTGATGTGCATATACGCCACACGGATCGGATCCGGCCCGCCTCGCAAGTGATCGCGAGCGTGAAGAGGAAGGAGGGCCATCTACGTCGGCACCGCACCGAAGGGGTTGGACGACCAGTACGCGGCCGGAGAGAGGTCAACCGTCAGCGTCACGGCCGGATACCCCGTGTCCAGATCCTTGACCAGCGGGCGGATCAGGTAGTGAAGGCCCTCGACGTAGAACTCCTCCGAGAAGCCGCCGCCACCGGGATGCCCGATCGCGACGTCGATGACATCCGAGATGTCGACGCGGCAGATGAGATCCCAGTTCGCGGCTGCGCGCGGATCCTCCGGGTGTAGAGAACGGAAGGTCAGTTGCGGAATGCGGTTACGCGGCTCGGCGTAGTTGTCAACGATGTACTGCGCGTACAGCTGACACTCAACATTGGCGTTATTCCCGGTCGTCGTGCCTTCCGTGAGCTTGAGATTCTCGGCCGACCAGGAGTAGGTGCCGAAGGTGTCTCGGGATGTCGTATCTTCCTTGAGCTGCGCTGTCATATTTGTCGCCGGCACGACGGGCGGGTAGGGCTTCGGGTAGCTGAGCGCATGGTTGCGGATGAAGGCAGGCGAGCGACGGTAGCCGTAGGGGGGCCTGATCTGCGCGCGCTCGGAGTCGAGCTGAATCGCCGCGCCGTCCCCCGCCTTCCAGCGGTTGAACTCCCAGTTAGAGGCCGAAGCGGAGACCGTGTCGGGATCAAAACGCGCATAACGGCCGTGCGCCTGGAAGATCCCGCGCTTGTCCACGTAGAAGTTCGCGACGGTCGGAAACTCGGCGTCGGCGGCGTCGATGATGACGGTGAGAATCGACTCTCCCGGTGAGTAGACCGATTCCTGCATGTTGATGTTTCCCGTGAAGATGGACATGAGACCGCTCGGAATCCCCGCGTCCGTGAGCGCTTGCACGATCCGCGTCTGAAAGCCATCCGAGACCGTGTCCTCGTAGAAGATGTACCCCGCTGACTGCGCTGGGGGAGGATCGCCGGGAGGTCCCCCGGTCGCGAAGAGCTTGAACTGCTCGAGGTAGCCCTGCATGTCCACGAGCTTCAGAGAGGCGCGACCGACGACCTGTGAGCCCGCGAGGTCGTATTGATAGTCGTCCACGCTACCCCGGAAGAGCGGAAACCACTCATCGGTGACCGGGTTGCGAATGGCGATCGCTCCCGGTCGTCCGCTCAAGTCCGCAGTGATCGTCTGATCGAGTTGGCCTGTGTCGTTCAGGTCGATCTCAGCCGTGCCGGCAGATGTCTGTTCGAACTCGTCCTGGCGCCCACGGTCTATCTGAATCTGGGCCACGAAGCCTGGATCATCGTCCAGTCGCGTCCAGGCAGGCTCAGGCTCGAACATCGTGTATCCGGGCGCGATGCTCACGCCCTCCCAGTCCGAAGCCATCTACGGGGCGGGCAACCGATATGCCCGGAACTTGAGCGTCGTCGAGACGGACGGGTTGACGTACACATCGTTCGCCGCGTTCTGCCTGAACGTCGTAACGCGGAACGGGCCAGCGTAAATCGCGGCGCCAGCGGCGACGGCGATGGAGAGGTTGTTGACCGTCAGACCGTCAGCCGTGAAAGAAGGGCCCGCCACGATCTCGACCGTCTGCGGGCTGCCATCAGTCGAGACGATCTCGAGCAGCACCTTGCCGTCGTTGCCCGTGAAGTAGTGGTCGTTCGTAGCATCCGCCGTGACCTGGGAAGGCTGCGCGACCCCGTCGCGGTCGATCTCGGTGATTGGGATGATGACTCGTGCCATCTAGCCTCCTAGCTGAGTCCTGAGCGCCCACCCGGGCGCACTCCTCCGCGCGAGCCTCCTCGACGCCGAGCCCGCTTCTGAAGTTCAGCCTCGAGCTGATTGACATTCTGAACGCCGTGGAGGTGCAAGCCGCCATTGATGATGAGAGCAGCTCCCAGGCCGCCCCCGAAGCTCGCCGCACCCGCTGGAACTCCCACTCGCCCCCCGCCACCGGCCCCGGTTACAGGAGTTGCGCTCGTCAACTGAGATAGCCGCGAGCGGAGCGCACGGATCTCGTCTTCTGAAAGACCTAGGCCGGCAAGCAAGGTGTTGATGTTCAGCTTCTTCGCCTTCGTCAACGGGCCACCGCCCTCACCGCCGCTGAGAGCGCCCGAGATGTCGGCGAACATCTGCAAGATCGCAGCGCGGACATCGCGGCCGACCTTGCCGAACTGACCCGAGAGCACCTTGGCGATGCGGTCGAGCTGCGTTCTCGTCTTGGCCGTGTCCAGGAACGTGCCCTTGACCTGATCGCGGAGAGTTGCGAGACGCTTCCTGAGCGCGCCGACACCCGGGACGCGTTCCGCACCCGTAGCGGTGAGACCGAGAGCCCTGAACTGGCGCCCCTGCCGCTGTGCTGTAAGTGCCTCGCGCTGCTGTCGGCGAATGTCGGCCCGCTGCTGCTGGATCTCGAACAGCTGGCGCTCCAGGTCCAGCGTCTTTCCCTCGACGCGGATCCGCTCCCGGACCGCGGTCTCCATCTGAGTGAGCACGCGCAAGTCGTCGCGGAAGCCCTTTGTCACCTGAGCACGATCGAGTTTGAGGGTGAGACTCTCGATGAGCCGTTCGAACGCCTTCCTCATCTTCTCGCCCGCCTTGGCCCCCTTCGATGCCGCACCCTCGGCCTTCGCCGCATCCCGCGTGATCGCCCCTGCGGTGTCCTGAACTGCCTTCGCCTGCTTAGCCGCTGCGGTCGGGATGGTGCCAGCCCGTGCCCCTCGCTCACCGGCGTCCCCGATCGTTCGCAGCCGCGTCTCGATAGTGACCGTCACTGTCTTTCCCTCTATCCCGTCGATTGAACGCTGAATTGAGGCTGCAACCCTGCGCGAGTTGATCTCCATCTGCTGAAGTTGCGCGTTCCATTTGTCTTTCAAATCCCGCGCCCAAGAACCGAAACGATCGGGGAGGTGCGAGAACGGCTCAACTATCGCGAGTGCAGACTTCAGGGCAATGATCTTCATGCCCTTGATAAGAACATCGCCAAAGGCATTGATAATTGCTACCGCCAAACCAGCGAACAGATCACCCACCTTCTTTGAGAAGTCGATGATCGCATTTATCGCGGCCGTGATACCGACCACCTTCACGACGAAGCGTGTGATACGACCGAGTCGCGCGAAGACCTTTGAGACTGTGTTAGTGAAGGGTGCCAGCACACGACCGATCTGCTGAAGCCCCACGCCGAAAAAGCGCACGGCCTGTAGCGCAAGTCCCCGGAAAGCATTTCCCAGACGAGGTGAGATACGGACAAGCGCGCGAGCAAGGCCGCTGACGAGAAGACCGGCGAAACGCCCCGCGAGGCGGCCGATCGGTCCGCCTGCGGCAGTAAGCGCCACGGCGAGGGCAAGATCCCAATTGCGAATCCAGAAGGCCGGGTCGGCGAGAGTAAGAAATCCGGTTACAACGGCCGCCGCAAGGGCTGGCCCCAGCTCACGTCCTAGCGCTTCGAAGTCAATTGCGCGGATAGCCTTGGTGATCCGCTCTCCAAGCTCCTTCGCCGCCGGGATCGCGACCCGCACGGCACCCGCGATGCCGTCTCCTATCCGCTTCCCCACGAAGCCGAAGTCGATCTCCTCAAGCCGTTTCTGGAGGCCGTCCGCGATGCCCTGTGCTCTCGACCAAACGACCTCCCAGTCGATCGCCGCCACGGCATCCCCGATGCGATCGGCGATGCTCTCGGCTGCCCCGGTGACGCGATCGAAGACGAGCCGGATCTTGGCCCGCACGGTGCGTGCCTTGCCGAGATCGTCCACGAAGCGGTTCACCGCGTCCAGCGCTCCGGTAAGCGCCGGGGTAACCTGACCGACGAGATCGCCGAAGACGTTCCTGAACGACTCACGCAGCCTTGCGAGCTGGCCTGGGAGCGTCTGCCCGAATGCCTTAGCCGAGCCTCCAACCTGCGACTCAACCTCCCGCAGAATGAGTTTCTGCGCCTGTAGCAACTTGCCGGACTCGACGAGCGCCTTGATCGTGTCACGCTGCGACTTGGTGAAGGTGACGCCTGCACGCCCAAGGGCTGTCATACCCTTCACTGGATCATTCAGCGCCTTGCCGAGCTGCTTCGAGGTCGCGCTGAGATCGCCGAACCCCGCCTGCGAAAGATCGACGGCCGCCTTCGCCGCCCGATCGAAGACCTTGTTCCCCTTTCCGAGCTCGTTGCGGACGTTCTTGAAGGTCAGGAGCAGGTTCTCGCTCGACTTCACCGCCTCGTCGTCTCGCCCTGAGTAACGGGCGATGGAGGTGGCGAGCTTGTCCACCTGCTTGCGGGTGACGTTGGCGATGCCTTGAGTGGATTTCAGGACGGCGTTCGTCTGCGCGCCTACAGTGACCTGCTGCGACCACTCAGAGACGCCTGAGCGAATAGCGCCCGCCACGGCGTCAATGCCCCGCTCGACAGCACCGAAAACGAGCGCGCTCTTGACAATCGTGCCGATGCCGATGTTGAAACGCTGACCAGCCTTTGAGCCACGGGAGAACGCCCGCTCCAGAGAGCGGGAATCGCCGAGGATCTCGACCGTGAGCTTACGGCTCGCCATCTACACCCGCTCCCAGGCACGACCGACATCGTCGAGAACGTCCTCTAGCTCATGCAGGACACGACCCTCATTCGCCTCAAGCGCGGGGCTCATGGCGCGACCCATCAGCAAGTCGGCGAGGTTCGGCCGACGTCTTGAAGCTCGCCCTTTGCTCTTCACGCCGCGTTCGACCGGAGCCACGTACACGAGTGACCGAGTGATCCCAACCCTCATCCGTGACCAGGGGATCCCAATGTTCCTGATCTCTTGAACTGCAAGACGCTCCGCATCAGCGCGTACAGGCTCCGCGACATCGCGTAGCCGCGAGCGGAGTTCCTTCGCGAGCTTCTTGTCGGCGACGGAGAAGGCACGCTGAAGTTCCCGCAGGCCCTTGACCCGCACGGCACTCGTTGCCGGCATCAGTCGTCGCCGCTAGAACGGTAGAGCGCGTCGAAGAGAAGGGCAGCGCCTAAGAGGTCAGTGGGTCTCAAGCCACCGACCTGATCGGGGCCACAGGAGGGGAGGATGTGTCCGATCTCGTAGTCCCAGTAGCTTCGAGGCTCTCGTCCGGTTCGTCCGAATCGCTCTGTGAAGGAATCCCAGAATCCGCGCTCCTCGAGGGCTCGCTTGAAGGCGGCTGCGATGAGGGCTCGCTCTGGGAGCTCGTCTCCGGGGGGCTCTCATCAGCCTCCCCGATGCGTTCTAGAGCCTCGACGAGGTTCGCATTCCCGATGAGATCCTTTACGCGAGCCCGTGGCGCCTTGGGGTTTCCTCGCTGATAGGCGACGTGCATGAGCGTCCGCAGGAAGCCGGGGTTCTTCAGCTTGCGGGCGAACTCCGTATCGTGCTCTTCCTTCTCGTCCTCGGAACCCTCGGGATCCGCCGGAGCGAAGTCCTCGAGCGTAAGCCCCGCGTAGTCGTACAGGATCTGAGCTTCGTCCATCGTGAAGGTGTCGAGCCCCGGGATCTCGTACACCTTGCCATCGATAACAAACCCGCTCTCTTCCGGTTCCACGGTTGGTTCCGGTTCCACGGTTGATTCTCCTTTCGTTTGAAACTGGCACGAGATGGCCCCACCGAGGCGAGGCCCGCTCGTTTACGTGAAGTCGGCAACCGTGATGCCGGTCGAGTCAGCAGGCCGTGCCGAGAACGGCATGGTGCTGACCGAGCCCCGCGTATCGGTCGGGCCGAACTGGTTGATCGTGCAGTTGCCGCGGTAGATCTCCCTGGTCGCATCGACCAAGCCGTCCGGCTGCCAGGTGATCTCGATGATCGTCCTGTTCTTGTGCAGCGGATAGACCAGCGCCGCGAGCTCCTCCGTATAAAACGCATCACCGGCGAAGCCCTGCGCGGTCGAGCCGGGCAGGAACTCATCGACGCCGGAGACGGAGAAGCCGGACACGTCCTCCTCCGAGTGCTCGGACGAGAAGCCGAACTCACGGAAAGAGTTCGATACATCGGTTGCGTCGATCGTGATCTTGTCGTGGCGAGCGACTTTCTTCGTGTATGCCATCGCCTACTACTCCTTTCAATGAATGAGGCGCCTTTCAGCGCCTCGGTGATCGGACTGTGCGTGGCTGGGTAACAACCAGCCTTCGGGAAAGATGAAGCTGCCCGGTTTGAGCGCGGGGACGATCCACTCGACAAGCCGGATGTCGCCCCGGTTCATCGCGCGAATCTGAGCGTTACGGTCGAGCTGCGCTGTAAACGTCGTGCCGGGTGCATGACCGCGGTAGCTGCGGGAGCCCATGACCTCATACATCCCGAACTTCATGCCGGAACCAACTCGCGCTCGCGCTCATAATGCGCCGCCATCTCGCGAAGAGACTCAGTGGGAAAGATATCGGCTAGCACGTGGAATGGATCGTCGCCGCTCGTCCTACTACGCCAGCGCGACACAGCTTGGTACGAGTTGAGCTGCTCCTCAGGACTCTTCCAATCCACGATCTGCCGATAGTCGATGTCGGCATGCACGACGTTCAGCGCCTGCCCGTGTGCCCGCCGCACATTGGTCAGAATGCTCGTGTCACATGCTCGGACGCGATCCTCGTCGGCCGGACGATAATCGACGACCGCCATGATCTGCCTGGGATAAACGCGGATCCCACAGCCGCCGACATAATCGACATTGCTAGAGCTGATCTCGAGGCCATCCTCGCGCACAAACGAGATGCGCTGAAAGCCGAGCACGGTGTCAGCGGGTGGAAGCTCGCGGAAGATCCGATAATCGACCCAGTCATCCGAACCGCAGGGTACGACGTAGTCGGCGGGCCGCGGGTTGTAGCTCGGATCGCAGGCCAGCTGGATGCCGTCGTTGAAGCGGCGGGAGAGGAAACGGTTATCGCGCTCGATCGTCCCGAAGCCAAGCTCGCGTGCCGTGTCTAGATTCTCGTCGTCGGCGATGATGACCGCCGTCGCCTCGATCCCCTCCGCGCTCAGCGCATCACAGGTCCGGCGAAGCTGCCGTAGACAGATCGCTGCGAGTGACAGCCGCCCATGCGCCGGGACGACGAACCAGAGCGAGGGCATTTAGATGTTCACCGTCACTGGAGCGAAAGCTTCCGCCCACCAATCGGGATGAATGAGCATGTGGAGCTGTCCCTGACCGAATCGCCCTGCGACGTCCTCGAAGGGCTGCGACCACTGCCCCCCGCTGTCCGACAGATACTCGCCGCGCGAGAGCCAGTTCGCGTCGTACTCGAGCCCGTACTTCTGACGAGACATCGGTTGCAACGAGCACATGACTCCTTCGTGTTCGATAAGGCGATCAGGAGCCCCGTAGCCGGGACGCGGCGTCTCGGTGAACATCTCATCATTCACGAACCGGGCGCGATGGCAGAGAGCGTCTCCGTGCGCGACGCAACCGACTACGCGTACACCCGTGGCGCGCAACTCGGAGATGGCCTCCCCCAAAATCACATGCGGATCGCAGCGGAGCCGAAGGCCCTCAGCGATCGCGTTCACATGAATGCCGACCTCGTGTCCCAATTCCTCGAACCTTGGTACTTCGATGAGCATCGGCCAGTAGTGGGAGCCGTGAAGCAGGAAGTACGTTGACGAATAGCCATGCTCAAACTCCCACTCGGCCATGTGGAGCGCGGTATCGAAGGAGCCGGGGTTGTCATCGACATCGTGGCGCAGGCCGATGACGTTCGGCGCCGTATCACCCTTGAACACATCGCGCATGGGAACGACACGCTCGGCGCGCGAGAGGAGCTTCGCGTCGAGCTCGACCAGGTCTGTGGCAGTAAAAGTCACAGCCGCTCCGCTCTCGTCGTAGCCCGAAACACATGGATCCGCCGTCCTAGCATCGGGAACGCGACGGACTGCCAGGCGTCAAAGTCGAGCAGGTCGCCATAGCGCTCGAACACATGCCGCGGCTGAAGGAAACGGCGAACATGTGACTCGGACCAGAAGTTCGGCACCGAGAACACGACAGGCAGGCCCGGCGGGATCCGCATGAACGCATCGCGGTCGTCGTCCAGGTGCTCTAGCACTTCGAGCAGGACGTAGCAGCACTCATCGGGGAGGCTCGGGCCGTGCTCCCACTGACGAATATCTGCGACGGAAAACGTAAAGCCGACTACCCGGCAGTAGCTCTCAGCTTCAGCCACGACGCTTGAAGCGAAGTCGAAACCGTAGTAGCGGTTCAGATCCCGCCGCTGCCGTAAGAGCTCGGCGAAGCGTCCCGTCCCACAACCAAGGTCGATTACCGGAAGCGCCGGGATAAGCTTCTCTGCCACGTCGTAGACAGGCAGCGCCGAAGCCTCCTCAAGCGGCGCCATCGCCCGTGAGCCGGGGAGTGCCTCGTCGTACCACGTTGCCTCTAGCGCCGTCACGCGCGCTCCAAGACAAGCCAGTAGACGTTGGTGGCACGCTCGTACAGGGATTCCCGCCAGCCTTCCGGCACTTCGTATGCCTCGCCGGACGTGTAGGTCACCGTGACGACCTTCCGCGCGAGCGAGCACCACAGATCAAGGCTGTCGAGTGAGCGGCGCATCGCGGGGCCGGTGAAGGTGTCAGCCGAAACAACGTCGTACTGACTCCCGACCTCACTGTGAATCCTGGCGTACTCCCATGCGTCGGCATGACGAAATGACCAGTGAGCCGGATACAGCGGACACATCTCGTCCAGCCGCATGGCGTCGATGTCAACGCACCAGACTTCCTCGATCTCCGCCTCCGCGAAGTGGATCGCGTCGTTGTGGCCGAGGAATGCTGCCGCAAACAGCACGAGCCCGGTCTCGCAGCCTTCGAGCAGATGCGCCGGATACGGTCGCGCCTGCATCGCGATGTGTTCAAGCGATGGGTAGGTCACAGCACTCACGAAAACTCCCAACTCGCGAACGCCGGCCGGAATCCGAACCGCTCCTTGAAGTACCTGAGCCCCGGCCCGTGGCCTGAGTCATGCGTGTAGTAGAGGGCATAGGAAGCGCCGCACTCGTCGATGTGCCATTTGAGCGCTTCCATGACAAGCAGCCACACGACCTGATCCTTCAGCTTGTCCCAGTGACCGAGGATGGTGTTCACGCGCACAATCTCGCCGCACTGGACGAGTTGCATGTAGGCAGCGAGGTGGCCGTCAGTTCCGACGACACCATGGACGGTCACGAGATGCCGCTTGCAATGCGGCTCGGGCCAGACATCGGATGAGTACGTTTGACGCATCATGTAGGCGGGGTGCATCGCTCGCCCCTGACGTATAGGAGCCGATGAACGAATCGCGTGCAGGTCGTCCTCCCACTCCGCTCTGTCGATGCGTAGATACTCATAACCCCTTCTCACGGCAGCGCGGGCGTTCTGGCGAGCGCAGGTCGAGCAGGCCATCTCGTATTCATGGCCCGTATCGAGGAGCACGGCAATCGAGAGTGGGTGCATAGTCGTTGAGTAGAAGGTGCCGTCGTATTCCGAGAGAGGAAGCTCCTGGCATGCCGAGAGATCCGTGTCCCCTTGCTCCAGGCTGATCGAGAGAAGCGCCACATCCTCTATGCGAATTGGTGTCTTGGTCTGTACGGCCATCAGCTTCTCGCCGGCAAGACAAGGACTGTCCACAGACATCCGAGCAGAGCACCCTCGCCGCCAGGGTCGGGAAAGAGCATGTACCCCGTTTGCCCACGAATGTCGAGGCTCGCCACCTTGCCGTTCAGGGTCGTGTCGTCCACGAGCGCAAGGCCGACGCTCAGGGCGTTCACGTCGTCCATGAACGCGAGGAGTAGGTCTTGGCCTGCCTGCGAGTCTGCGGTATGCACGCGAGCTCGCACCGTGAACAGGTAGCCGCCGTCGTCATCGAAGGCAGCAGACTCCCTGTCCCGCGCCACGTCTCCGGGGTACATGTCGATGCAGGGAGGCGTGGGATTCAAGACCATGCGCGGCTCGACTTGAATGTCCACGTCCGTGACTGCCACTACGGCCGCGCGGATCTGCGCCGCCATCTCGTCCAGGATGTCGGCGTTCTGGATCGTTGTCGGCATCTACGCGAGGCCCCACTGATCTTTCAACGGCGCGAGCTTGTGCGCGTGCCGTTCCCAGGAGTCGCGAGCAGTGAACGATGATCCCATCTCGGGACCGAGCCCGACAAGGCCGAAGGGAGACTCCTGCTGGCGCCAGTGCTCCACCGCGCGCTCGAGGTTTACCTCGGAGGCGAGCTCGAGCTGCGCGGCCGACAACGTGGCGTCAACGGCGAGATCAATCTCGGCGTCGATCTCTCCGGCGGCGGCGATCAGCACGCGCTCCATCGCTGTCCACTGCTCCGTGCTTAGCGAGCGGATCTTCAGGATCCGGGCGAGCTCGTTGACACTCGCGTAAGACGTCGCCCCAGGGAGATTCTGTACGGGGAGGGTCGGCTGCTCCTCGTCCCCCGTCCCGTCGACGAAGACGAGCCGATACCAGAGCGCGAGCGTGTCCGAGGCGTTCTCGGTCGTGAACGAGCGCGAAGCAGGAAACTGGGGATCAGCATCGAGAGGGGAGATCGCGATCGTCTCGATTGTCGTCCACGGCCCGATTGCGGCGACTCCCTCCTCGATACGTACGTCCGTCCAGGGATTGCCGTCGAAGCGACGAGCCGGCGTGTAATCGCGGAAGGTGATGACCTGGCTCATGAGCGCACCAACTCCGGGGTATCGGGGGTTTGAATGAAGCCGCGCGGCATCGGGCGGTTACCGATTCTGGGCGCGATGCCTATCCGCAGTTGGATGGGCTCCTCGGCAGACGACGTGATCGTGAAGACGATAGGCAGGCTCGATGCGCCGAACTTGCCTGCGATGGCGGAGGATGTGAAGCCGAAAACGAGGGTAAGGGAGGATGTCCCGACGCCCGTACGTATGCCCGAGGACGCGACTCCGAAGGTGAGCGGCAGCGAGCTCGAGCCGGCAACTCCGCGCACGCCCTGTGAGGCAATACCAAAGGTCAGCGTCAGGCTGCTCGCGGCGAAGGCGTCCACGCGTCCCTGTGAGCTCATTCCGAAGACGAGCGTGAGCGAAGACGCTCCGGTAACCGATCCCTCTACCTCGCCCGAGGAAGTGATCGTGAAGACAATCGGGAGGCTCGAAGCCGCGAAGCGCGTAGCCTGCCCCGCCGATGTGATCGAAAAGACGAGCGGCACGCTCGACGCCCCGAAGGTGGTGCGGGTGCCGCTGGTGGTAACCGAGAAGACCAGGCCAAGCGAAGACGCACCCCTGCCCTCGTGAACGCCGCTCGACGCCACGCCGAAGGTGAGGCCGAGCGAGGATGCTCCGCGTCCCTCATGCGCGCCTGCGGACGCGATCCCGAAGACGAGTCCCAGCGAGCTCGTGGCGCTCGCCCCTCGTACTCCGCTGGAAACGAAGCCGAAGGTGAAGGTGACAGCGGAAGCTCCGCTGACCGTTCTCTGTCCTGCCGAGGTGATGCCGAAGGTAAAGGTGGCAGAAGAGGCCGCCTTGCGTTCAGCAACACCTGAAGAGACGACGCCCAGCGTCAGCGTCAGCGAGGAAGCCCCGAGATGTGTGGTCGCGCCAGCCGCCGCATTCAGGATCGGCAGTCCCCAAATCATGCGGCTCGCCTCATCGACCAGGGAACGGCACGCGAGGTTCCGGCCGTCTGTGTGAGGGTGATATCCCAGGCATTCATCAGCACGAGCGCATCGGTGACGAAGAGCGGAGACGAGAAGGGCGCTTCCAGCCAGTATTCGTGTACGACCCGCTTCGTTCCTGAGGGAACGGTCATCTCGCGGATGCGGACGCGGAAGATGTCATCCACCAGCGCCGCGTTGAAGTCGAGCCAGAACTGAATCGCGACATCCGTCGCATCATCCGCCGTGCCAAGCGTGTGCTCGGTCGTCACCGTGCAGGTCTGGGAGCCCGAGTTGTGCTCAGAGATGCCGGATGACAACTGCCGAATCGACCAGGGGACGCTGATCGTTCCGGCGCGCGCTTCCAACGTCATGTCCCAACCGTGCAGGAGCACGAGCGCAGGCGAGATGAGGATCGGCGAATCGCCCGCGACCTGCTGCAAACCGTAGTCCCAGACGAGCCGCTGCGTGTCCCCCGAGCGGCACTTTTCTTTGATCCGTACCACTAGCTCATCGTCTTCGATCATGTCCGCCGCATCCACCACGAGCTGGAAGATGCCGTCCGCAGTTCCCGGCGTAACCGAGTTGAGCACAGTCTCCGTCGTCAGGGACGCGACGGTGCCAGTCTCGAACTGAACAATCGCCATCAGTCCACCCCGTAGAGCGCGAACCCGCGCGCCTCGGCCGCGACGTTACGCTGCGCGGAGATAACAAGGCGAGTGGCAGCAGCGAGGTTGAACCGTTGCTGCGACAGGATCATGTTCGCGTAAACGCAGCTAGTCAGTTCAGCCGTCGTGGATTCCGAATAGGGCAGATCCGCAGCGATATAGATGGGTGTTGAGCCAATGCCGATACGGAGGAGTCCGCTAGCGTTCGTGGCTGTCGTGTCCGTAAGCAGGTCAATCCCTACTTGAAGAGCTCGGATCGGGTTGGTGGTCGAGGCCACGATCTCCGTCGCAGCGGCGTAGGAAGCATTACCCGGCGAGTGGGAGACGCCGCTACTCGTGGCCGTGTCCGGACCGTAGGAAGTGACACGGGTTCCAAACCAGCCCGGTCGCAGCGGCTTCTGATGCAGCCATACACATACACCTACGCCGTCGCCAATGATAAGTGACTGACTGCGGGCGGCAATCCGTGTAGCAGCCGGAATGAAGATAGGGAAGTAAAAGAGCGCGAGCCCAGGAGCGTTCGTGCCGCCGAAGGAGGGGGCACCCCCGGCGAGCAGGTTGTTGATGATCACCGCTTCGGAGGTGCTTGCCCCCACGCCGATATCCACAAGACATCTGGTGTTGGTGTTAGCAATAGCCAGACCTGACAGGGCGACCGTTACCCCGTATGCATCGAAGCCAGTAGAGGCGATGAGTTCGTTCCACGGCCCCTTTGTATGCGCGGTCGTAGGATCAGACGTTATGAACAATCCGATCTCCGTGCTCGCCGCGCCCTGGTTGTCTTCGAGTGCGGTGTAGCCGTGTGGGGGAGTCCAGAGCGGCGACATCAGATGCGCCAGGTGCGGTAGACGATCAGCAAGGCGCGCGGGGAGACGTTCCCGGCAGCGTCATACGCCTCCACCTCGAGTGCGTGCTGCTCGGCAGCGAGCCCGAGTACGAGCGCGCTCAGGGTGGCCGTATCCGCCACTAGCGCGGCGTCCAGGTAGACCCGATAGCCCGCGACGCCCATGTCGTCAGAAGAGGCTTGCCACGAGAGCAAGACGCTCGATGACTGAGGATCGGAGATCGCGAGTGCGGAGGGAGCACTCGGCGGCGAGACGTCAAGGGGCGGCGTCCACTCGTCCGCGCCCACGTCAAAGGCCGGGCCGAGGGGCCGCGCTTGCGCATCGAAATCCTCGACCGGTCCGGCGGGGCTGCGGTCGATGGCCCAGGCGCCCGCGCTCAAGTGATAGTCGATCGTGGGGTCGGAAGTCGGAGAGTCGAGCTCGGCTTGTGTCTCGACATCAATCCAGCCGGAGAGCTGATTATCGCCGAGGTCGGCGGCACATGCCTGGCCTGGGTTGAGCCAGCCGTTGTAGCGCATCGTCACCCCGGCGAGGAAGCAATCTCCGCTGTGCTGGAGGGCGAGGTTCCCCTCGATGAGCGTGTTCGTGAAGGTCACCCCGAGGTCGTCGCGCAGGAGGATCTGTGCGTTGACGGAGTTATTTCGCACGGTCAGATTCGAGTAATTCGCCCCCGCTGCTCCTGAGAAAGAGATGGCCGTCGAGCCTGCCGTGCGGAAGGCGGAAGCGACCGGATGTCCGAGCATGTTGTTCTCGATCAGGATGTTGGACATCCCGAAGGATCCAGCTGCACCCTGGCGCTTGAAGAAAAGATCGAACACGGAGCAGGCCCGAAAGATGTTGCGCCGGATGGTTAGACCCTGCACGCCCTCCACGAACAGGCACTCCATATGCGATGCCGCCGAGGATTCGCGGAAGTTGTGGATGTCGTTGTCCTCGTAGACGATGCCGGTGGGCGGTTCGTCCGTGCAGTTCCCACCTAAGTCATCGGCGGAAGCGTTGACCTTGTTGACGGTGGAGGAGGGACCGATCTCGTTCCGGGCGATGAGGAGGTCGGAGGCGTTCTCGGAGCGTGTTGTCCGCAGTTTGGAGTCGATGACGGCAACGTCGATGGGATGCTGCCCGCGCGCCTCCACCGGGATGCCAGTGTCCTCGCACTCGAAGACCACGTCCCCGGCGTTGATGCCGGAGAACGTTACGTGACGGATGCCGTAAGCCGTGATGTTCCCGACGCTCACTCCCGGCCCGCCCTGGAAGACCACGTTCGGCTCATCCACCTCGGACGCCCTGCCAGAGACGAAGTAGAGCGACTGCGCGGGATGAGCGCCCGGCTCGAGCGTCACCTCCTCGCCGTAGGCCGCCCCCGCGTAAGCGGCCTGCCAGGAATCTCCAACGCACACGTCGAAGCCGCACGTCTGCGCCTGCGCTCCAGCGATGAGGAACAGCGCGGGAAGCGTTGCGCCGAGCGACAGGATGAGCCGCTTCACTAGGCGGCAATGATCGTGATGTCGATGTCCAGGTCGCCGGCGGGAATGGTGAAGTTGTCGCCGGCCGTTACGGCCTTGGCGACGTTGAGCGCGTCCGAGCCAAGAAAGGTACCCGCCGCGATGTCGCTCCAGAACGAGATATGCGAATACGTCTCCGTGGTCGAGACGTTCGTCCAGGCCAGATCCGCCGAAGTCGTGATCGCTCCCGACGCAGCCGCCGAAAACGTTGCTGCCTTGCGAGTCGTCTCACCCGCTGGGTTCGCTGTACCCGCAGCTCCGGGGTCGCCGATGTGCAGTTTGACGTTGAAAGAGATCGGCTCCACCCAGGCCACGCTCCGACAAAGAGCATCAAGGATCGCGTTCGCCTGTCCGACTGCTAGTCCGACTGCCATTTAGTCCTCCTTGGGGATGGGGGCGGGACCGAAGCCCCGCCCCCTGTTGAAACTACGAAGCGGCCGTCAGGAGCGAGAAGGACTCGTCCTGCGCGACGACTGCCTCGAACGCGCCGATGATGCCGACCTCGACGCCTCCGATCGCAGGCTCGACGACCCGAAGCTCAACCGGAGCCCCCGCCGTCTCGGCCACGATCAGATGCTCGCCGACACCGACCGCGATCACGCCGGAGTCGAGTCCGCGCGAGACCACGACGCTCAGGCTGGCGATGTTGCCGTCGCCCGTCCGAGCGTTGAGGGAACCATTGGCGAACACCGACGGCGTGTCGGTGGTGAGCCCGAGCAGATAGAAGGCCCGATCGGGTGCCAGATAGAGCGTGTCCGCGATCTCGCCCGAGTTCGCGTACACCTCCGACATCCCCGCCGCGACGGCCGTCATGAAGGCCGCGAAGGTTCCCGTCGCCCCGAAGAGCGTCGCGATGTCGTTCAGGAACGCCGCCGACTGGATGACCTCGCCGGCGTCCTGCTCGGTCTTCAGGGCATAGTCGGCCGCGGCGAGCCGGAACCACAGCTCCAGCGCGTCCGGGGTCGACCAGTTGATCGCCTGCCAGGAGAGGTCGCCGCCGCCGAGGTAGGTGCTGGCGGTTGCGGTCTCCATTGTGACCAGCATCCCCTGGTTGCCAGCCTCCGTCTTCTGCGTCGCCTGCACGGAGACGAGCGGCCGCTGCGTGATCTTCGGGAAGGTGAGCGAGCCCCGCTCGAGCGTCGAGCGGAACCCGGACGCCACCAGCGGGCGCCGAGTCTCGATCACCTGGAAGATCTGAGCGATGTGCTGCTCGGGCTGAAGGCCCGGGACGTTGGACGACAAGGTATTGGCCGGCGTCCGCTTGGCGAACTGAAGCCGCTCCCTGGCCGCGTTGACAGCCTCAGGACCCATGCGCTGAGCGATGGCCGAGGAGGCCTTCAGGTCACCGGTGAGGATGACGTCCCGTGCGTACGTGTGGAAGTCGCGGTAGACGATGTTCTCACCGTCGACGTCGACACCTTCCACGTTGCCAACCAGCACCCGGCGAATCGCCTTGGACATCTCGATGGCCCGCCGGTTCTCCTCGACGGCTTCCGAGAGGCCCGCGATCTCCTCGTCCAGCTGCTGCGCCTTCTCGCGGTAAGCCTTGATCTGCTGCGCCTGCGATTCCGAGGGCAGCTTGTTCTCGTTCTGCTCGAGCGCCGCGATGACCGTCTCGTGCAGCTTGGTGGTCGTCTCGCGTTCGTCGAGCAGGCTGGCGAGCCTCAGCTCGCTCTGTGTGGTTGCGCTCATTGCGCTTCCACCTCCACTTCGGTAGTCGGTGAGTCCGTCTCCGTCGTGGCGGGTGCCGGCTCGGAGGTGTCGACAGATTCGTCTGTCGAGGTGTCCTCTACGGGGTGCGCCTTGAGGTGATCGGGAAATGTAATGCCCAGCGCCGCGACCCGTGCCGCGACGTCGGGATCGAATGGAATGGGGAGCAAGGATTCGTCGAGCAGAACAACGTCATCCGATTCTGTTCGAAGTCCGAGCACGATGGCGCTCTCGTACGCAGGATCACGGCACAACGCGATATTCACGAGATTCGCCTTCACGCGCTGGATAACACCCGTGGCCGTACGGATCGACTTCCTGAACTCCGCCTCGAATGACACCCCACCGAGTGCCCCCTCACGAACAAGCGCGAGCGCTGTCTCACCAGCATTCGTCTCGAGGAAGCGGAAGGAGCCGTACAGCCCGTCACTCCGACTGGCGAGCGCCGCACCACGGCCGACGACGCCAAGGATGCCAGGCTCGTGCTCGACGTTCATGTGGACGCGGTTGGCCGCGTTCAACTGATGGTCAAACGCACCGGGCAAGATCTCTTCCTGATAGAGCACCCCGCGCGGTACACCGCCAAGGCCGTCATTCGCCTGTGCCAGCTCACGATAGGGGGCAATGCGCAAGTCAACGGTGCGGCCGTCGCCGGCCTTGAGTTCGGTGGCGAATACGCGAACCGCGACCTCGGTGGGAGAGGACACTCTTTCGTGCGTCTCTTGGACTGTGCTCATGTAGAACCTCCGATCGCTTGAAGCGGCCGCGGCTGTTGCGCCGGAGACGCCTTCGCGACCTGGGAAAGCTGCGGATCGTCTTCCTCGGACATTTCGGCGAGCGGCAGAAACGTGTCAGCGGCGTCGAAGTTGACCCAGCTTCCGCGCGGCAAGGCTTGAGCGGTGAAGGCATTGGAAATGCGCGTGGCCGTCGTACGAAGCTCGAAGCGCCACCACATCTCACCCAGCGCGGCAGGGTTCTGATAGGTCAGCCCGCCTTGCAGGGCCATGTTCAGCAGGACGGAGGGAACTCCGAACGCTGTGGCGATCGCCTTTGCGTTGAACTCCTGTGTGTCTAGCAGCGCGAGGTCGGAGGGGTTGAAGGAAAGCGGTGTGAAGTCGAGTTCGGGCGGCAGGACAGGCGGGAGCCCGCCGCGATTCGTCGTCGCTTCCCCCCACTGCGTCTGTAGCGCTTCGGCCTGCTCCTTCGTCAGCTTTCGCGCCGACTTGAGAACTGCCTGCGGGATGCCGCCCGAGTTCACGCTCATCGACTGATTGCCGGCCGCGAGCAAGCCCCATGCCACCTGTGCATAAGCGCGCAGCGCCGAGGAGCCGTGAGTGGCGATGCCAGGGTTGCGGTCGATCTGAATGACGCGGGCCGGGTCGAGGACCGCCTCGCCGTACTTGTATTCGCGCGCCCCGTTCACCATGCCGATAGAGAGGAGGCCCGAGTCGAGCACCGTCCACGTCCGCGGGAAGCCGTCCGCATAGAAGTCGGTCACGTACTGAACCGAGAAGCCCCACCCGTACATCTGGGAGACGATCGCGTGCAGCGCGTCCCCGATTCCGTTCGGGTACCAGTTCGGGTCGGGGCTCGAGACCCAGGCCGGCTCGAAGGAGCCGTGATACTCAAGTGGCATAGACGCAATCTGCTGCGCGTTGAGCTGAATGCAGCGATTCGCGACCCACACCCGCTCGGCGAGCGTGGCATTGCCGGGCAGCCAGGCCGAGGCCGAGAGTCCTTGCTCCTGCCACCAGGAGGGGATGATCGTGTTCCAGAGGGAGATGCTCGTTCCCTCAAGCGGAGTTACCTGGCGCTTGACGACTGCCCGGCTCACATCGCGGCGAGTCGTAACCCGCATGCGGCCACTGCCGGGGATGTCTACGTACTGATCTTCCGCCATCAGAAGATCGCCACCTCACCGACGTCGTTCTCGGTCGCCGAGTAGAGCGCGAGCGTGGCGGCGACGAGCGGCGCGATGTTCACGCTCGACTTGGTTCGCGACCAGGCCCAGCGATCGACGAGCGGGCGAGCCTTGGCGCCGCGGATCGCGTGCAGAATCTCGTCCTGGCCGAGATGGCGGAGCGTCTGCTCGCCCACCGCGTCGACGAACGCGCCACACGCCTGCCCGTACTCGTTCGAGTCGAGGCGCCGCACCTTGATCCCGGCATCGTCCGCCTTACGCGCCATAGCCGCGGAAGGTCCGTACCCGTCGCAGACGATCTCCGCGACCTCGTGCTTGCGGTAAAGCTCGACTAGCCGCTGCGTCAACCAACCGGTGCCGTGCCCGGCCGCCAAGACCTCCACATGCATCAGTCCCTGCTCGTTACGACCGGCGGCGGCGATCGCCGTATGTCGCTCGGGTGACACGTCGAAGGCGATGCACACTGGATCAAGCACGACGGAATTTGGATCCTCGAGCGCGAGCCAGTCCTCAGTCGATACGAGCACATCGGCCGACACGTCCGTCTCCGGGTAGTCGCCGGCACCCAGGAGCTCCACGCAGAAGCCGCGGAAGCTCATCGCGCGGCGCTCCCACTCCATGTGCTCCACGGTGATGCGCCCGCGTTCGATGGCGAAGTTGATCCGCCGCCACAGGTCGTGGTCGAGTGCCATCTCATCGGAGACGTCGTCGGGGTGCTCCGCATCTAGAGACCACTCGAAGTAAGCGAGCGCCGGATCCTCGCCGGCGATGCCGCGTTCGCGCACCCGCGTCCACACGATCCCGTTTTCCTGCGTCTCCTGATCGACCGCCGAGCCCGAATACCACAACTGCGGCCCACGCTCGGCCTTCGACGCCCGGATGATCGGCATGGCCGCAGAGTGAGCGGCGTCCGAGATGATCATGGCCTCGTCGAGAACGAGAAGGTCCACACCCGCGAAGCCACGCATGCCCGACTTCGTTCGCGTCTTGAACTCGATCCGCGCCCCGTCCTGAAGCTCGATCGACTCCTCGCCGTGCGAGTAGCGATAGCCGACGATGCGCCCCGAAGGGTTGCGCTTTACCTGCGCGTGGAGCTGGGGACAGTCGCGGATGACGGCCTCGAGCCGGTTGAAGTGCTCGGCCGAGGTCTTGAACTCGTGCGCGGTGTGGATGACGAGTCGTTCCCCAAATTCGAAGATTCCCGCGAGTTCGCGAGCGATCAGGATCTCACCTTTTCCATTCTGGCGCGGCATGTTCACACCGACCTCGCGCGTCTGCCAGCGGCCGTCGTCCCTGATGCCAAGTGAAGCAGCGAGTACGAACTCCTGCTCGGGATCGAGGGTCATCCCAACCCGCCGTGCAAACTCGACCGCCTGCTCACCCAGCGACTCGGGTGCATCCGGTACCCATTCAACGCGGGGGCGGATGACATCGACTACCAGGCTCGTGACTGCCTCCGAGGTTTCGAGCCGCGGCGGTTGCAGCGGCGGTGCGAAGGGCCGAGGTAGCCTCGGCGGTCATCGCGATGGTCGAGGTCCCAGGGCTGGCCAGGTTCGATGCGATCACCGCAGCGGGCGCAGTTCACCATACCCCCGGCCACGATCGGTACAAGTTGTGCGCGATACGCGCCGTGCGCCTGGCCGTAACCGCGAGCGGCGGCGGAACGTCGGGATCTGCGGCGATTCCTAAGTGGAGAGAGTAATTCGACTTCGGGGGTCATGCGTGCGACGGA